TCTTTTCTTCCTCGGCCTTTTCGGCTGCAAGCTGCTCCGGTGTTTTATCGCCTTCCGGGTAGGCTTCTGGTGACGCGGGCGGCGGCCCCGCTTGTTCTGCGCCTTCTGCGGGTGGTGTTCCCTGTTCCAATGCTTCTTCTGCCATGTCTTCCTCTCATTTCTGCCCGGCTGAGGCCGGTAATTGAATCGCCTGGCGTTCTGCCAGTAAACTATCGAACAATACCAAGCTGCCGCAGTGTCCCCACCACAACCGCTTGAGCAATTTGAGCCATCTTCTGATCGCCGTCTTCACCTTGCTGCTGCGATTGCTGCGCCTTGCTCTGGATGTCGATCACCTTGCCTTGATTGTCTAACTGCTTCCCCTGCAAGTCCAGTTTGCCCTTTTCCATCTCAAGAGCAATTCGCGGGTCCGGCGGCTGCGGCGGCGGCTGCGCCAGTTGCTTGATTTCTTCGCTGATTTCGATGGCGTCCGGCCAATCGAGATTTTTGGCGATACGCGGAATAAGGACCGGCAACGCCTGCGGCGCAATCTGCGCTAATTGGACCATCGCGTCGGCGGCCTCCATGCGGCGTGTCATGTATCCAGGTCCGGCATCGACAACGACATCGTATTTTCCGGCGCTCAAGTCGTTGGCAATCACTTTGCCTGTTGCCGGGTCGATGATGTTAACTTTTACCCACGCGCTCATACCATCCGGCGCAACGGTGATTTGCTGCTGCTGCTCGCCCTGCCCCATGCTCTTTTTCAAATCGTCGCCCATGAGGCGTACAACGCGCTCGGTGTCGTAGATACGCGGTATCAGGTCAACCAAAATCTTTCCGGTGTAGCGGATCGCTTTCGCTTGGTTGTCGGCAAAAACATAGGTGGCCGTATCGCCCTCGCGCTGGCGTGCGATAATGGCGCGGCCTGAAGTCTCGTTCCCCTGCTTGCCAAGCGAGGCATCGAAAAGGCCAGTGGTGCTCTTGATGTCGTCCGAAGCCACCATCAAAAAGCCGGTGATCCCGTTAGTCGAAACGTCCAGGCTTTGCCGTTGCGGTATCCCGCCGGCAGTTGGGTCTGAGTTGTATGTCAGGTACGGAGCCGGCCGCCTGAAAGCCCTTGACCATTCCTGCTCGTAGCCTTCTACTTGCTTGGCGGTCACCAAATACGGCTGCTTCGGCCCCATAGCGAGTACTTCTATGGCGTTAGCGGCCCCCCAATTGTAAAGCCGCTGAGGGTCCATCGCATGGCGGGTTGCGCTTCTCAGTACGCGCTGCCCGTCTATCCAGACTTCCTCGCCCAGTTCCCGCACAACCGGGATGTATTTTCCTGCCCAATCCTGCGGACCCTCCAGCACTTGCGAGCCGGTCAGCTTGGCCCACTTGATCTGCTCGCCCTTTACAGCCCGCTCGCGCCGGAATTGCAACGGCTCCGGCATGCCGTCACCGAACACCCACCGAGACGCCGGCTGCCCTGGAATCTCTACGATCTGGCCTGTTGCCGGGTCCATCTGCTGAGACGGCGGCGTTTCCGGCTGGTCGAATATCTCAGGCTTTTTTATCTCGATAACGCGGCCGTCGGCCAGTTCGAAAAGATGGCGCTTGACCTGCTCTTTCCACCAGTATTCGGCAATTCTGATTTTCTTGCCTTCAATCCAACTCAGCGCCGCCTGCTCGGTGTTTTCCCAATCCACCTGGTCGGCGTCAGGATATTGTGCCTCAAATTCCTCTTTGGTCAGCTCGTCGGTGATGAAACAGTATTTGGCATCGCTATAGTCCTGCTCCACGCTCGCCGGGTCGAAATAGACCGAGAAGGGATTATGCAGGCGCTTTATCTTAATCTGCTGGTCGAAGCTGTCATCTTCGTACTCGGTCAGCACACGCCAGTGACCGTAGCCCCCGCGCACCGCGCATTCGTGGCCGTAATCATAGGCGCTTTCGGCGTCTGATACGTTTTCTATGTTGCGGATTAACCCGGTAAACACTTCCGCAAGAAACGGGTCCGAACCGCTGTCAACGGGCCTGACTTTAATCTTCGGCCTGTTCTGCCTGGCGTCTCCAAGGATTTGCTTGTTCGTGCCGGCGACTTTGTTGATGACCGGGCACGGTCGGCCCTTGCGGTCGGATAGTTCTTCCTTTTCCCACTGCTCGCCGTTGTCGAACTTGATGTCTTTATCGGCCTTCTCGCGGATGTCGGCCTCGCCTTCCTGGCAAAGCTCGAAACGATCCCGCGCAAGCCTCAAAAGTTCGTCGTCTGTTTTCTTTGCCATTACAAACTCGCCCACGATTGCGCCGGCTGCTCGATGGCCCGGCGTCTTTTTGGCTTAGTCTCTGCAAATCGTTTCATCATTAGCGCATAACGTGTCGCGCTAATAATATCGTCAAACTCTTTAACCACCTTGCCGTCCTTGCGATGGTAAAGGCGGAACTCGTCGAACCAATCAATCAGGTGCCGGAACACCTTAAGGCGTCCGGTCTGCATCCGCTCCAACATATCCATCAAGCCGGCCTCAACCCCGCTCGTGCCATCGTCAAACGTGGCCCTCTCAGGTAGCATGCTTAGCCCTTGCACCGAGTACAAAGATGCAAGCTGCTCGCCGCTGCCCTTGTCGTGCTGCAAGGCGTCATGCGGCCAGGCCCACGGGAGCCAATCGCCCCACGGCTTTAACGCTGCGGAATGAATTACCGGCGTTTGCTCTTTAGACCGGTAGCAGTTGACAACGTATATTTTATCCGAATCACGGTCCCACGCTAAATGCGCGGCCGCTGTGGGGTGATCCCATCCGAAGTCAAGCCCTCCGATTTGCGCCCAGTACTCAGGGATTGCAAACGGCTCACATTTGATAGCTTCCTCAGCAATCGGAAATATTCTTCCAGAGCCGAGAATCGGCGTTCCCTTCGCCCGCGCTTCGCGTTCGTGTTCTGGATAACTGGCAATTATCCGCTCGCGTTCCTCCGGCGTGTAATGTCCGGCGTCTTCAATCGTCATGTTGATGTCGGCGCGGTCATCGTTAGGCTCAAGCATGAAGCGCCTTATTACATCGCTCATGCCGAGCAACGGCGTGGCCGTGATAAACACTATCCCGCCGGTCGCGTTCGTGCGTGTCACGCCTTCAGAGTAAACGTCTGGAGGCGGCTCCTCGTCGTTCCAAACGAGATGGACAGTATCGCCCTGCCATTTCTCGCGCCCTTTTTCGTAGGACTTGAAATAGCAAAGGCTATCGCCGCCTAAATCGCTTTTCACTCTAACAAAATCGAATAGCCCGCTAATACCACGGGCAAGGACCGGATCGCCAACTATGGAGCGCCCTGGTACTGTTCCTGTACCGATCTGACCAGGACGGCCGAATAGTATCCGCTGCGGATTGTCGCGGGTGCTTTCGCCGGTCACGCCGCCAACCCATGCGATGATTGACCGCGTGAACCGCTTGCCGGTCCACCAGTCGGGATAGCGCCCTGTTAGGTGCATGGCAGTTTCCATGCCGCCGGCAAGCGTATTGTGATGAACCACACCTGCGGTTATGTAGTTCTCAAATCCAGGTACTGTAAAATCAAATATATCCTTGCTTCCAACCGGCTGATATGCTATGACACGATTACCGTCATTAAAAGGAGAAACCAATGAGAATTCATCGTGAAACACTTCGCAAAATGATTGAAGATGATCTTCTAACTCAAGTCCAAGCAGCAAATCTTCTTGGATGCAACCGCACATCTGTTGAACGGGCTTGCAAGAGGTTTGGCCTGAAAACTCAACGCACAGGCCCACGGAGCGGCCCAGGGCATCCAGATTGGAAGGGTGGTCGTTATATCGTCGGAGGGTACATGTATGTATGGTCTCCGGATCATCCGTATCGCACAAAGGCTGGATATGTCTCTGAACACCGTCTTGTTGTCGAATCCAAGATCGGGCGGTATTTAACTCGCGGAGAAGTTGTCCATCACCTGAATGGCGATCGCCTTGATAATCGCCCTGAAAATCTCCAGCACTTTTCAACCAACGCCGAACATCTTCGATGCGAGTTATCAGGTCGATCCCCGAATCACACCCCGGAAGGGCTGGCCAAAATGGCAGAAGCTGGCCGACAAACTCAAATCCGGAAGAAGTTAGCACGCGATGTCTGATGGATGCCTCGAACCATCTCCCATTTGACATCCAAATCCTGACGCATGGGTCTGGCGGCTTACGTATTGGCATTAGTGCCAGCGCTCTAACGGGCCGATATCCATCCCAAGCCATTACGTAGAACGGCTCTCCGCGAGAATATAACTCGCCAGCCTGCTTTTGCGTTCCGTCATACAAATCTATAAGTGTTTGATATGTTACACATTTGCCCAGCTGATTGCCAGCACGGAAAAGGCGCTCACGATACTTCGCGCCTGCTTCGTGAAACTGCTTCTGCTTGTCGTATGGCTGATATTGTAAAAGATTGTTTGTCTTAGAGCGGTAGGCTTTTTCCTGGAGCAACAAAAGGAGGCGCTCCCGGTGTTCTCGCGGGAGGTATGGCAACTTAGATATGATTTCTGGCGAATCCAGCAATGGCTTTAGACCTTTGCCGTTGCGATTAACTCTTGTATCTGACGATTCAGTTCCTCGTCCGTCTTGTGCTTCAGTTCAAGCTCGCCTTTGACTTCGATCTCTTGCTTGATTCGCTTGCCGTAAATCTTGAAAAACTCGTCTGGATGTTCGATGGCCCACTTTGCAAGCCACTCCTGACCGCCGTTCGCGTTAAAAGCATAGTCAAAGGCTTGTGTCGCTGTTTGAGTTAACTTGTTCGGAACTCCCTTGACTCTGCCCTTTCCAGCGTTGCCGGTTCCGCGTCCTCGTTTTTTTCCTTTAGGCCATCCCATTTTTAAAAAATCGCAAAATGCGAAAAAGTTTTTTCTCTCTTTGAGGTGGCCGGAGGCCCCACGAGTAAAGCCCCC